GGCCTGCGCCAGGGTGTGTGCGCCGCTGATGCCCTGCTCCATATGAGTGAAGCGCGCGGCTGAGGCGGGGTGTTGGGTTGAGTTGTCTTTCCACTCCTGTGGGGTGTAAGCCAATTTGGGTATCTCCTAAAGGTATGATTTACGGTGACGTGACCGCATTCTGGGATGTAACAGCGTTGGGGCTGGTCACGCGTAAAACGTTCGCAGCCCCAGGCGTTACGGCTGGTGGGATAACCGGGGGAGACGTTACTCCAGTTACCCCACCACGAAACCCATGTCAGCAGCCAGGGCTTTCCAGCCCTCACCACCGAACACGTGTTTGACGGCGTAGTCGAGCTCGTCGTCACGGGAAGCCTTCAAGGTCGCTGAGTAGGAAATCTCGGAATCCGCGGACCAGGCGTTTTCCTGAACTTCGGACACGATAGCCTTCGGCATGACCTTGATGATGTAGATCGGAAGATCGTTGTACGAGTCCTCGGCGATGTACAGCATACGGCGGTAGCGCGCCTTCGGGATGTTGTCCTGGGTGAAGGACAGCTCCGAGTTGGCTCCAATCTTTGCCTTGGAGAGGTCCACGTTGTAGTAGAACTCAAGGGAGCCCTTGGAGGTTTCTTGCATGACGAACGCCGCGGACGTAACGTCTTTAGTGAAGTCAGTGCGGGTCGGCTCCTGAGCACCAAACGACTCGACGTCGGACTGCTCGGTCTCACGGGAGAAGTTAATGCCCGAGGACTTCTGCAGCCAGCCGAGAGAGAAGTAGCCCATATTGCGGAAGTTCACCAGTTTGGCGTCATCCGTGAAGAAGACTTCCGGCACGGGAACCGTCATGGGGGCGAACAGAACAACGCCGCCGAGGGCCTTGCGAATCAGCTTACCCTTGGCCTGACGCAGGGAATCCAGGTCGGTGGAACCCGCTGCGGCTGGGTTCTGGGTCTGGGTGATGTCCTCAACCTTGTAGTTTTCGCCAGAAGCCTTACCCTGGACGTTGGCGTCGTCAACGGCAAGAGTTGCGGCCTTCACCACAATGGTGAATGGACCACCGGTGCTGCCACGAACAGTGGCCTCGTCCTCGCCGGAGACGGCACGGATCGCAGCCTGGATTGTGCTGGCGGAACCCGGAGCCGAAATGGCGCCGGTGGCTGTGCCACCAACATTAAGGATGAAAGAACCTGACAGGCTGCCTGCAGGCAGTGTCAGCTTAAAAGTTGCCATACTTGGCTCCTCCTAGTACTAGTTATGCCCAGCGAACACGGGCATGGAGTTCAAAAGCCTTCTCCACCTCGAAATCATCATCGAGGCGAGTGGCTTGCTGCTCAGCGCCGGAGATTTCGCGAGCGTTGTCCACGTAGAACCCAGCCCAACTATGTCTCGGCGCGGCAAGTATTCTTTTTGTCGCCTCCCCAGCAAGCCACATGGCCCTGGCCCGGTCCTTCGCAATGAACGACAGCTCAACGCTGGAGATGTCGGTGAAGGAGTCCGTCAGGTAGCCTGCGTCCCGATGGAGAAGGATGTAGTCGAAGTCTTTAATTTTGTAGCGACGCTTCGCGGTGGTCATGTTCTCGAAGCGGTCGAAAGCTTTTTCCCTTGAGGTGCCTATTTGTTTCGGGCCAACTAGGTCTTCCAGTATGGCCGCAACAATGCGTTCCCAGTCGGGCATGGTGTAGTCATCCAACAGCCTCCACCTCCCTCATGGCTTTACTCAGCGCTTTGGCTCGCTTCTCCTTGGCAATGAGCGCTGGCCAGAAACGCTCCGGGTTTGTCGAGTAAATCTCAAACGTGGCACGGTCAACCTGGATGCCACCAGGGATGACCTTGCGCACCCGCAGGGTGTCCCGCAGCCGCTGGTCCCGCTCTCCGTCGTGGCGCTCGCCTATTGCTTTCTTCAGGGCTTTCTTCGTGGCCCATGCTTTACGGAATAGTTCCGCACGGAGGGCCGGGCTGTTCAACAGCAACTGCCCCATGCCGTAGAAGTCGGAGAAGTACAGGACGCCTGGACGCCGACCGGAGGCTTGCCTGTCTAGGCGTTTCTGGTTGAAGGAGTCGTTGATTTTGGTTACGTCATACCTAGGTGTAGTCGACATGCTTCACCTCCACCCTCGCCAGAAACACTTCTTTACCGCCAACAACGTGCGTCCACGGCGACACATAGTCGTTGTGCGCTTCACCCTCGACAATGTAAACCTGCTGCGACCCGTCATAAGCAGTGAAAACAACCAGGTCATCCGTGCGAATGTCGTCGGTTGGATCGCAGTACATGGTTTTACCGTCGTAGGTTCCGCGGTTGTTGGCCTGCGTCGTTGTCAAATCTTGAGTTGTACGCGGCGCCACCACGGCGCCGTAAATCTTGTGGTGGAACTCGGAACCCGCCAGGGCACCGGCGACGTATTCCTGGTCTCCGAAATCCGCCTGGTCGTAGTCCTGAAACTGGTTTCGTTTGCGCCGCCAGATTTCGACGTCGCCGGAGAAACCAGCCCGGAAAGCAATCGAGCTCATCGGTACCCCCTCCATCTGCGGCGTGGTTTGGCCACCCGCGCGTAGGGGGTTTTTATGCGGGCCGACAAGGTTTTCGTCTTATTGTAGCCCTGTAGCAGCAGAGCAATCTGCTCTAGTTCTTCCCGACTGAACCAGGCTTTACCGGGGTCTTCACTGTCGTAGCGACTATAGGCGAACGGCCCCATTGTTTCGGATGAGAAACCGTCCGGGTTTTGCGCGATTTTGCGCGCGGCGTTGGTTACCGCTGCCTCGACGAATAGTCGCAGCGGCGCGTCCTCCGGCGAGGCGTCGAACGCTGGCTTCAGCGTCGGGAAGCGACCCGACAGCCAGGCTGAAATCATCTCCAGGTACGCCTGAAGTTGGGCTAGGCGTTTACCCTCGACCGTGCCTTTGGTCACGAACAACGCCACCCGCTCGGCAGGGACATAGGTAAACGCCAATTAACTAGCCTTCCTCAGACTCATCCGCGCCAAGCTGGCCTGCCAGCTCGGGAAGGGATTCGATTACTTCTTCGATGATTTCGTCGCGGCTCATGCTGGCCGGGATGACGAGACCCTTGGATTCCGCGAAGTTCTTCCACGTTGCTTTAGCGGCGTTGCGCTTCGGAACTTCCAGTTCAGCCTCCGGCTGTGCCTCCGGCTCAGGGGTGCCCTGGGGCAGGTCCGCTGGGCCAGTCTGGGCTACAACAGGCTCGCGCTCTGGGGTCTCTGTAAACAGGTGGTCACCCAGCATCGGAACGGCCCAGTCGGGGGCATCCGTGCCCGCCATGAGGCACACTAGTTCGCCCACCGCGCTGGCCTGGCGGACCACCGTGTTGTGCAGGAGGGTTTTCGCCAATTAGATCACCTTGGCTTTGAGGGTGAGGTTCGGACGGAAGACCACAGGCAACGCAATCGCGTCGGCCTGAATCTCCAGGTTCTTCCAGTTGCCGCGCTCAATGACGCCAGCGACAATGCCCGGCAGATCGCCCTCGTGTTCGAAGCCACCAGAGTAGTGAGTGAATCCGCTCATCTGGGAGGACATGGTCTGGCCCCACAAGGTCTTACCCAGCGCAGAGGAGCCGGGAGTGTCGGCTTTGCCTTCCTTGCTGGTGAAGATGATGCTGTCCAGGGGAAGAAGATTCTTCACCTCAACCTGGCCGTTGCTCAGGTTGTTTTGGCGATACTTGCGGACAGGGGTGATGCGAACCTCAGGGAGGTCGAACATGCTTGCCATTGTGGCGGCAAGGGTGGATTCGTTGATGCGACCCATCGAAGCGTCGGTGAGGGCAACCACAAACTGGTTCTGGTTGTACTTGGCCTGCTTTATGACCACAGGGTGGCGCATCAGCTTGCGAGCAACGCCTTCAGGAATCCACACCAGCTCAGGCTTTTTGCGGTTTTCCTCGCGGTAGAGATCAACCAAGGAAGCCATGTACTCCAGTGGATCGGAGGTGTCATCCGACCACAGCTTCGGAGCCGTGGTAGTGAACTCGGCTTTACGACCGAAGTCGATTTCCTCGGTGCCCGCGTTCAGCATCTGCAGCTGAATCTTGCCGTCGGCGATTGCCTGGCCACGCAGCACATCCATTGTCGCAGCGATAGCGCGGGTGGCTTCACGTACAAGGTTCTCCGCCTTGGCGTTCAGAGCGTCAGTGGTGTCGCGCTGTGCCTTGAGGAGAGTCTTTTCGTCAAGGACGTAGTTGCGACCCAGGGGCTGAATCTCGCCGCGTGCGGTCTGGCGGCCACCCTTAGTGGCGGACGTCAGGTTACCGTCGAACGTACGGAAATCCGCAATGACCAACTCGTCCGGCTCACCGTAGTCGACCTCGAACTCAAGGTCTTGGGTGAACTCGGAAGGCAGCAGGGCAGCGAGTTCCGCTTCTTTGGTTTCGTACAGGGCGTGCTCGGTACGCGCGATGGTGGTTAGGCGCTCGGGGGTGAGCGCGTCGCGTGTTACTTCTTTGAGATCACGAATCATTTAAGCCTCGTTTCCTTTAACCAGGGTGATGTTGCTGTTGACTGCAAGGTCGGCTTCTGTGACCTTGATCGGGAGGTAGATCGCGTAGACGATACCGGAGACAACGACACCGGAGTAGTAGTGGTTAAAGAACTCTTCGCTCTGCAAGTCGCGGGTCTCGCCGGGGGAAATAACAAAGCCGTCGACCTTTTTACCAGCACCCTTGGCGGTGTCAGTGAAAAGCTTGTAGTTGTCGCCGTCCTTGTACACGGGGATGCCGGACTTGATCCAGCGGCCCACCTTGTGGGGGCCGTCTTTCTTCAGGTCTTCGTCAATCAGGATGCGTCCGTTGAGGGAGTTGTTGACAGTGTCAATGTTCCCCATCCATCGACGATCCTCAATTGACGGTAGTTTAGGGTCTACACGCAACCCTTTACGGGAGGGGATAGTCGCCAAAATATGCTCCTATGATGGTAGGTACTTGCCGATCCCGCTCGGGGCCGACGTGCTGGCGGGCTTACTCTTCTTCGGAGGCGTCTTGGTTGCCACGGCTTTGAAAGCCAGGATTAGCTTTTCGATCGTCTCTTCGGATAGGTCGCCCTCTTCACTCGTGATTTTACCCCAGTCAAGAAAATCCCCTACAGCCTCAAAGGTGTCTTTGTCAAGCCCAGCGGAAGCAAAACTGTGTTTAACCTGCTCACGAGCCAACTTCTGACGTTCCTTGCGGAGCTTTTCCTCGGCTTCCGCGAGGGCTTTCGCCGCCTCGTCGTCTTTACCTTCTTCAGCAGGCTCTGGGGCCGCTGGATTTTCAATCGTCTTGGTCGGGGTTTCCGGCGTCGAGGCAGAGATCGGAGCCGGTGTAGAGGGGGCGGGAGTCGCCTGAATCTCTTCCTTCGAGGCTTCTTCTGCGTGCGCTGTAGCCTGAGCTGGGGCTGTAGCGGCTTCCTCTTTGGTGTCTTCCTTGATTGCTGCCGCCAAAAGCGACACGAGCTTGTCAAGGGATGATTGGTTGGCCATTTTCACGTCTCCTATGGTCCAAATTCGATAGCTTCCAGAGAGGCTTTCTCATTAACGTTGACAAGCGAACGGCCATACTCTGGGTGGTCAATGACCTTGTACCGGCTCCGCTTCAGATCGAACCCACGTGTGGAGCCTGCTGCCTCGTTGTAGAAAACCTCCAGGTCTTCCATATTGATTAGATTACCAGGATCGAAAAGCTGGTCTCCGACCTTGTAAACCTCCGCTACCTCACAGTTACAGAGATTATGGATCGGCATCAGGTCGCCATGCGAGTACATATTAGTGCTGGCGACAATACACAGGCCGCACGACTGGCCGGACTCGGACAGCTCTGGGTGCACAATACGACGGTAGCCCACCACCTTCGACTTTGGTAGCTTGTCCATTGCTACGTGGTGTGTGTTGCGTGACGCGGACTGGATGTCGTGCGACACCATGCGCTCTGCGCGCTCCTCCACTTTCTGCTCGGCGTAGCGCTCGATCACCCGATCTACCTCCGCTGGGGTGAAGGTGACCAGCGCCTGGAGCTCCTCTACTGGCCTAGCCCCGGAGGTATCCTTATCGGTTCCCCGAACATTTTCATCGACATCCCGCCCTCCGCCAGAGGGCTCATCCACGGCTGGCTCCACGGTGCCAAGGGCCGCTCCGCCTCGCGGAGCAACCTTAACTGGCGTCGACGTGCGCGGTCTTTTTGGGTTTTCTCGGCCCTCTGTTTTGCGGGCTTCTTGCTCTGCTTTGGCGAAGGCTTTCTTCCACGTTTCATCATAATTCCCATCAGGTTCAACCGCGTCCTCGGAAATCCGCTCTGGTCGAGCAATCGGCAGTAATCCTTGTGTCTCGAACTCCTCGACAAGGGTTTTGATCGGCGCGGAGTCTGGTTTCAGTTCGCGGTTCTTCTTGTATTCGTTGGCCAGCCGCTCGTAGGCATCTTCGAGGCTGCTTCCTCGGGTGGACCTTACCTCCGGGGGATACTCGCTCTCATCCGGTACGGAGCCGGGCAGTGGAACACCCATGATGGCAGAGCGCTCACGAACCCCGGCCCACGTCACAATCTGCGACTGCCGGATACCCATTCGCACAATGGTGGCGGCCTGCCGAGCGAACAATTTCACTCCCGCGTCGGTCGTAAAGTCCGCGGCGCGCAGGAGCGCCACAACCTGCATGGTGACGGCGTCAGTGAGAGCCTTCTTGCCTGCCGCGACAGCAGTCACGATCCCGGCAATTTTGGCGATGTTGGCCTGCTCGACCTGCGCAGGGGTTAATTCTTGGCCAGGGATGGTGATCGGATAGTCGTAGATAGAACGGGCCGGGGGCAGGGTTTGTGCTGTTACCGGCATTACTCAGCACCCGCCTCAGCTTTACCGGCCAGTTGGTCTTGTTGCTTCTGTGACTCCGACTTGGCCGGGGTTAGGTTGGTTGCCTGGGTTGCTTTAGCCTTGGCCAGCGGGGTCATGGTACCAATGGCGGAGGTAAGGGTTTGCGACAGCATCTCCTCAATCCGCTCGTTCTCTGCGCGGCGAATCTCGCTTGGTGTCATGAACGCACCCTCACGTAGCGCCGTGCGCAGGGAGACGCCTGCACCAACAAGGGAGGTGACTGCGGCAGTCTTCTCAGCCAGGGTGTAGGTTTGGATCGGCCCCCAAATGACCTCCAAGGAGTCCTCCTCGGCGCGGTCCTTTTCGCCGTTGACCCCCAAGAGGATCGAAATATGGCGTTTCCACGCGGCCCCGAAGCGGCGACGTCGGTCCTCGACCTTGGCGATACTGTTTTCCTTCTGCGCGTTGGCACCCTGCGCGGACTGGTTGAGGCTGTCGGAAAAGTACGACATTGGCGTATAGGTCACCGACGCCAAATCCTGAATGTCCTTGGACACTGAGTTCAGAATCTCCTGGAAACTCGTCGGCGAGGATTCCCAAATCTCGGCCCCCTCCGGCAGCATCCACAGTGCGGCAGGGCTGGCCTCAAACATGTCGGAGTAGTCGATCTCCTGGCCGAACTCGTCGCGGCGCCGGAAATTACCCTTAACTCCGCGCTGGCGGAACGCTTGCATGGTGGCAATAACCGTGCGCTGCAGGGTCATGTGGTTGATGCGGTCGATGATCGAAAAATGATCCTCGAACTCGTTTTTGCCATCCTTGTTGGTGATGGCCGTCACCGGCACTCGCTCTTGGTCGACAATGCGCTCCTTCCACCACACCCAGTCCTGCATGACGCCGTACCGGTTGAAAGGAACCTCAGAATCATACTGGGTAAGGCGCAGCGAGAAACCGCGCGCCACCTGCGACTGCTGCTGTTTGTCGTCAAACTCACGTGTCGCCACGAACATGTGGCAGCGACCGGTAGCCTCACCGGTGTCCTCGTCGGTTTCACGCACGAACAAGTTAAGCACGTCTCGCGACAGCACGCGGTCGCGCAGGAGTACTACGGCGGCGACAGGCTCGCCGAAAACATCAGTCATGACGGCTGCGTTCGACGGCGGCAGAACTTTCTGGCGCTTTGAGCCAGGGTCAACGTAAAGGTAGGCGCTGCGGTACGCGCAGGCCAGGGTCATGGCCTCCTGGGCCTTAATCCCCATCGCATCCCGCTCGAACAGGCGTTCAACAACCTCGTCGCCGGTCTCCCCGGAAGACAGCGCAGAGCGGAAGCCAAGAATACCGAGGCGGTCCGTGGTGGCGGAAACAATCAGCTTAGCCCAGTTGGTTTGGCTGATTTCACGCAGCTCTTGTAATCCCTCGAACTGCTTTTCTTCCTCCGGTTCGTACTCAGTGCCAACGGGGTCGCCGGACATATAGGACTCCGCCTGCTCAATGAAATCCCAGCGCTGCTTAATCTCATTGAGTAGCGAATAGGCGTAGTAGTCCGGGTGGGTTACATCGTCTGTGTTTTCAATGTCGTCGCCGGGTTTAATCGCAAACAATGGCGCTCCTACCTAAGTCGTTGCGGGGCGTCGTAGAACTCCCCAGGGTCTTCCTTCTGCTCCGCACCCTTCGCCAGTGCGTGCATCCGCGCGGCCCAGCTGAGAACCGCGGCCATTGCGGCGTCGTATTTTCGTTTCTTGTTTAGTTTAACAAGCCGGTACTTTTGCAGGCCCTCGTCGTCATACTGCGAAAGCATGTTTTTACCGGCGTTTCCGACATGCCTCACTAAGTCCGAGTCGCCGTTATGAGCAAGGTCACCGGATTCGATGGCCTCGTTGTAGGCTCGGAGCGCGTAGTACATGGGGTTGATGTTTTTGGTGTACCACGAAATAACCCGGCCCTCCCAACGTCCAGCCCAGATGGAGATTTGCTCCTGCCAGTACGGAGGGTCGCAGAACGCGAACTCGACGCGGTAGTCCTCGAAAATCGAGGTCATCACCTCGTCCACCTCGGAAACCGGCACCTCCCAGCCTTGGCCATCCAAGTCCTCCTCATCAGGTCGCTCCCATAGACCGGCCAGAACTTGAATTCCCGTGTCTATTTCGGTTACCACAATCGCGGTGGAGTCTTCACGGCGTGCGCCGTCGAAACCAACCACAACTTGGCTGCCGGGTTGGATGCGTAGAGTCGGGTCACCGAGGGCCCGGAACTTCTGCACGTCGAAGGCTGTCTGCGCGGACTGAACCCAACGGTTGCACCACACGCGCTCCAGGTAGGA